TTCGAAGATTTTATTTCCCCATTTTTAGAGTCTTTACCTGAAGATGAGATAGAAGTTACAAGTAGACCGAATGAAGGAGACTTAATATTCTTTCCATTAGGTGGAAGACTTTTTGAAATTAAATTTGTTGAACATGAAAAACCTTTTTATCAGTTAGGTAAAAATTACGTTTATGAACTTAGATGTGAACTCTTTGAACTTGAAGACGAAGTGGGTGGATGGGATCAACTTAGCACAACAACTGAGGAGATTGATGATGCCCTTGTTGATCAAGGATATATTACATCCCTAAAACTTATATCAATTGGTTCAACAGCAACTTTAGGTGTTACGACTGCAACTGGATATGTTCGTAAAATATTTCTTAATGAGGATGGATATGATTATGATAAAGTACCAACAGTTACGATCAGTTCACCACCAGGAGCAGGAACCACTGCCACTGCAGTAGCAATCACAACATCTATCAATGGTGTAAATTCTGTCAAAGAAATATTATTAACGAATGCAGGAGCTGGATACACTGTCACACCAACTGTAACAATTGTGAGTGCTGCCTCTACAATATTAGGTGTTGGATCAACAACGTATGGTGTTGGTGCAGCTGCAACAGCATTATTGGTCACAGATAGTGCTGGTATTGGAAGTGTAAGTGTTACATCAAGTGGTAGTGGATATCCTACTGCACCAACATTATTCTTCAACAGTCCTATATCTGGAGTAGGAACTGCTACAGGTAGAGTTTTAATTAATAACACAAGCAATGTCGT